GGCCGGTATGGCCGCCCTGCGGCTGGACATCGACAGGAACCCGGTGCAGGATGGGATGCTTGAAAGTACGGATGAATATAAGACCGTGCAGGTGCTGGCCGCTGAGGTGGCCGCCAACGCCAAAATCGTGCGGGATAATGAGGCGGGCATCCAGGATGTGCACGAGAACATCGAGGCCATCAAGGCCGCGCCTGCCAACGCCACGGCCGCTGCGGCCAGTGCCAAGGAGGCCCGCAGCTGGGCCGTGGGCGATACAGCATCCCGCCCAGGCGAGGGTATGGACAACGCCAAATACTACGCCGCGCTGGCCCAGCAGGTCAGCCAGGGCGCGGTAGGCTGGTACCCGAACTACGAGGCGCTGTACGCGGCCCACGATACCGGCTACGACGGAAACTGGGCCATTATAGGCGATACCGATACCATCTGGGTGTGGGACAGCGACACGGGTGTCTGGAAGGACACTGGTGAAAGCAGTAAGTTTGCGAATTACTACGACAAGACTCAAATTGACGCAAATTACTACGACAAGACTCAAATTGACGCAAATTTCTACGACAAGACCAAAATCGACGCAAAACTGCCCAAGCCGGTGACGGTTACGGTGGCAG